ATAAATCGGATCTCGTTCCTCTACTGGTACGGTGAGGCGGAGGATTGGTTGAAGTTCCATCTCAACTCTCTCTTCTGTCTTTCCACGGCCCAAGAATTGCCGGTGAGACCTGAACTATCTCACTGGGGGCCCACTCATTTGCCTGGAGTGTTTCTTTCAGGTGCTGGATATCGTCAACTTCGACGCGTGTCCAGGATGAAGCTGGATTATAAAACAGCCTCTCTCCTGCTCGCGAAGAAGGGGATGCCCGCTATGCAAGATTGGAAGATTTTGAAAAGTCTTTCCAAGCATCGGGTCGCTCTGACGACAAAGGCGCCTAAGGCACTCTATGAGCTGGATGATCTGGTTGAGGAGGTTGAACGTACCGTTGATGAAGTCTTCGGTAGCCCCGGAGGCACCTTTGGTGTCTCCCGTTTCCTTCCCTTCCGGATTCCCAGCTGCTCTGGGCATGTTTCCTCCTCGCGCATGGAACTTGGCGCGTTTAAGATTATTCAGGAGGAGATCAACCACGTCCTTGGATCTCTCGAGGAGTTCGAGCTTGTCGGACTTGGTGAGCTCTTCGCGGAGGAAACTCCCGAGGAGCCCATCGATGAAAGCTGGCTCGAGCTTCCCGGTAGTGGTTGTTTTGAGTGGACTGACGCCGCGAGTGATCTGGCGTACGTTCTTGAGTCGCTCCTTCCGACACCCCTGGAGGGGGTTCAGAAAATTGCGCAGGGTCTTCTTGACCTGCTATGGTCCGATGATCGCATCGAATTTGGACCTCACCGTGCTCGCGCGGTGGCGATTCCTGAGCCCTTGAAGGTGCGGGTGGTCACTGGAGGTCCCGAAAAGGCTTACTACTTAGCGTCTTTCATTCAGAAGTTAGTTCATGGATTGCTTCGGAAGCATCCGAACTTCGCTTTGATAGGACGTCCGCTTGAAGAAGCGGATTTGTGGTATGTCTTTAAAGGATTTCGTCCTGACTATGTACTTGTCAGTGGCGATTATCAGGCAGCAACAGATGGTCTGGAGCCTGTCCTCTCGGTGGCCTGTGCTAACCGCATCTCTAGGAATCTGGGTCTCTCTTTGAGGGCTCGTGCGTTGTTCCGTTCCACTCTCGTCAATCATGACCTTACCTACGATCCGAAGCCCGTGAGGCTCGGGGAGGAAAGGGAATGGTCACGTCAGCGGATGGGGCAGCTCATGGGTTCGCCTACGAGTTTCCCGGTGTTATGCCTTGTAAATGCA